AGATTTCGATCCTCACCATCATCAGATGGGTTGACCCATCCGGCCCGTAATTGAGCATGTTCGATTCATGCACAAACCCCAGTCGCATCGCCCACCGCACCGCAGCGGGATACCGAGGGTCCACCACGCACTCGAGTCGTGCGACCCGATAGTCATCGATCACCCGCTTCACCGCTTTGTGAATCGTCTTTTTGTACTGCGGCATCAGCGGAGACAGCATCGACCACACTTGCGCGCGACCCTCCCAGAATTTGCAGATCCCCGCGACGGCGATCACGTCTCGGCCGGCGAAGGCGGTAAAACAGGGCCCGGTGTACTGCAACGCTTGGCCGTGAGAGCGCGTCAACAAGTGCGCGACGTGTCCTTGGGACGGCTGCAACGCGAGCCACGTCAAGTGCCACGGCTCGAACTTCACAATGTCTACCGGTCTTGGGTGACCAGCGACGGCATGATCGCCACCACTGTCCCCGCCAGTCCTTTGTTGAACCGCCAACATACGAGGTTCTCCGTTGTGTAATTTTCCGGCCACGGCACATCTTTGTCCCCGGTGAACAGGGGGACCGCCTCATTCGTCGGATCCGCGCCCGTGCGAAAGGTCAAACGCGACAATCGGTCAAAGGACGGGCCCACCGACATCCCGCCCGTGTCATAGAGCCGAAACACCACTCGGTTCGTGCGCTGGACTTTTCCTTGCGCGGTCCCCGTCGCAGAGCCAGCATCGGCGCGAAGCGTTTGCCCATCGCTGTTGTAGGCGTAGCCCACATGCACCACCGAGGCGGCACGATCGAGCGTGATCGTCCCGGTTGCACTCACGACGCAATCGGGATGCACGGCACCATCGGCCAAGACTTGCACCGTCTCACCGCGTAAGTGGTAGAGCCCGGTGATCGTGGTCGCCGCAGCCCCGTCATACGTGAGCCCGCAATCGAAAAAGAACTGATCCATCGGATCGTTGCCTTGTTCCCAGATGTCGACCATAAACTCGACGGTGCGGACGGTACGGCCATTGATGTACCGCTTCACCACACACCAGAGTTCGTCATAGTGACCGTCTGAGGACGGGACCACACAACACGATTCGACGACCGCGTGGACGGTGTGACCCGAGTCGGAATAGCCCCCGATCTCGTGCCGCTGCCATCCGACCACCTTGTCCTCTTTGCTGAATACACAACTCACCAGAATCCCGTCGCGCCGAGGGGCCCAGATGACGGGGATCTTTTTCTTTTGATAGGCCAGTTCGATCAATCCGGACGACGCGACGGTCGATTCACCCGCATCAGGTTCAGCCGGATCGTAGTTGCCCTTCGTGATGTGCTCGGAGAGGACGGTGGAGTCCGTCGACTGCAGCGTGTTCTCGTAATACAGATAGTTCATTTCTCTGACCCGCGTGTCGCCCTTTTCGATGTACAGGAGCGACGACCCGCATTTCACCGGCTGCGTATCCGCGCTGCCCCAGTCGGAGGACTGTTCGGCGTGAACGTTCGTCGGGGTCAAGGCTTCTTTCAAGGTCGACGGACTCAGCAACCACTCGCCTTCGAACGTGCCCACGGCCACGCCGTTGGAGGTGCCCTTCATCCAACGAATGGTTTGCACGTCGTCAGAGTTCAGTCGGAAGGACACGGCATGGCTATCGGTCACCGTGCCATCGAGCGAGGACGACGGCGCCATGTTGTCATAATCGCCTACGCGCGAGCCGTCGAGTCGTTCCGGAATTTCCGGCACGCCCCCACGATAGAGCCGATCGCCGTAGAAGGTCGTACAGGCGGGATAGCCGGTCGTCTCTGAATAGAGCCCCAAACGCCACACCGACTTGGATGTGGTATCCACCAACGAATTGATCACGGTCACGGTGACGACTGTCGTGCTCGTCCACCCGGTGATGACGCAGTAGCCCCAGACCGAGCCCTCCTGCATCCGGATCAGTCGGCCAACATCAGTCGTTTGAAAGCCGGCCCCATCGTTGATCCCGGTGACCGCCGAAGCTGTCACAACGACCCCCGCGCCCGTCGCGCCATTGGGCGTGAGCGTGGTCGCGGTTATGTTCTCGGCCATGTAGGGGCCGTCGAGAAAGGTCGTATTCGCCAGTGTCCAACTCGAGTCGGTCACGCGCGTGAGCTTGGCTTCGGGATAGTCTGGATGACTGATATAGAGGACGTCAGCGGATTGCGTGAACTTCAGTTGAAAGATGTCATCGGTCACATAACTGGTACCCAGGACGTACGGCCGCTTGGCCGTTCCGCCACTGCTATAGGCGGTGTAGCCCGTACTATCCACCGGGGTGGTCGTGTCCATCTCGTAGAGTTCAAACGTGTTCGCACCCGCGTTCACGTTGTCGATCCAGAACCGACGCCCATTGAGTTGCGTCATCCCCACGACGCCCGAGATGTCCACATGGTTCCCGTTGACGGGATCGGTGCCGGTGTAGGTGACCACGGCGGGACTCGCTTGCGTGATCCCGGTGATGGTGAGCGTCAGATCGTAGATCGGCGCGCGGTTCTTCTTGAACCGGATCGCGCCGTTACTGAACTCAAGCACGAAGGCGGAGATGGTGGAATACTTGAACTTGACGACGCGGGTCGCGACGTTCGACACATGCACTTCATCGCAAAAGTACAACCCCGGTCGACGAGTGACCGGACCTTGCAAAAACGGGAGATGGTTCTTGAGCACACGACACGCGGATCGATAGCGGTCGAACGTCACCCGGCCGGCGAGCAACCCGGAAAACTCACCTGAGTTGAAATTCTCTTGAATCGGTGAAGCTGAAGGCACTGCTTACCTCTCGCGCCACGTCTCGTCCACCAACTGTCCACCCTGTCGAGCCAGGATCCAGGTGTCCACCGGCTCAAACTGTTGCGTCTGTTCAAAGGCGTTCATCTTCCGAGCGGCCGCTTTTGCCATCTCGTATTGCCGCAGCATGGAATCTTGTTTCGAGTTCGATTGCGTAATTTCCTCACAGCAATGCCACGCGATCTTGCACGCCAGCATTTCAATGAAGAGGGGGTGATACTTTGTGGGGTCTGTCACGAGGGCGTGATAGACCAGTTCGATTTCGTCATCCTCGTTCGTGAGGATCGCGTTGTAGCCCTCGTGGAGTTCCACCGACCAGTCGAGGGACACGCGCGCGGGCTTCCGGAAGGTCAAACAATCTTCCGGCAGCAAGAACGCATGGTCATAATCAAACGCGGGGGCGGTGCCATGCGGCCCGAGACTCGCGCGCTTCTTGCTGAAGTTCCATCGGTGTTTCGAGAGTTCAATCGCCAGTTGCAAATCGTAACAGGCGTTTACTGACCGGGCGTTCGGATGATCCTGTGTCAACGAGGTGATGCGCTCGGCGCCGAGCTTTTGGAGTGCCAGATTCGCGATTTTGACTTTGCTGACGTCGAGCGACATCACGTCACCTCAGTAGTTGTAATCACCTACATGCTTGACCTCGAGCGTGGGGTCGCACCACGTCTCAATCCCCACTTTGGCCGCTTGCTCGCAGAACCACCGGTCATCGGTCTTGGTCAACTCGCCGTTGGCGCCCCACTCGAGCGCGAACCACGGCTGCGGGATTTTCTTCAACGCCTCCACTTTGATCAGCTTGCACCCCGAACCGATCGAGTGACACACGAACGGCTCGTTGGGCATCATGGCGAGACTGACACTTTCGATCGTGCCGTGGTCCGTCAGCATCGTCACCACGCTCTGAAGCGGCATCTTCCGATAGTTGTACGCAGCCCCGATGATGCCCTTGTCCGCAGCCATCAGCTTCGAGAGCGTCCCGCTCGGGATCCGCATATCGTTGTCGATGAGCCAGAGATAGTCGCATTCCGCCTCGATCGCCTGTTGGCCGGCCAACCACCGGTTATGCGGCCCAAGTGTCCCGGTGAGATCGGCTAACAAAAACTGCGTGAACTGCGCGATCCCAAACAACTCGGCCACGAGATCCGGTAACAGCGGTCCTTTGATCGTGCCGCCGTTCGGCACGCCCACTAAGACGCGCGAGGGTTTCATGCTTTAACCGGGGCCGACTTCGTGAGCTTCACCATCGACTCGATCGTCAACTTGGCCGCGTCCTTCTGCCAGCCGTCGACCAACCACACTTTGTAGGTCACCGTGGATCCCTTTGGACCCGGTGTCGGCACCATCGCGTGCGTGTCATGCCATTCGACGCCAGGGGCTTTCCGCAACAGCCGGCGCAACACCCCTTCTTTCTCGCGTTGCTCGAGATAGATTTGGTGCTCCCGTTCCAACTGCTCTTTCGTCTTGCGGGCTCCGATAGGGGCGATCTCTGCCATGACGTCCTCCTAGTTAGAAAAAAGCCCAGCCCCGTGTTGACACGAGACTGGGCCCTGTTTGCACTGACTCGCCATTAGGCGATCGGAGAGGTTTCTTTGGTGATCAGGTAATTCAGAATCGCCTGGACACCGCAAATCAACGCCGCCTTGTTCTTCGAATACACGGAGTCACTGATCCGCAATTCGATCGCTTCGGATGACGTCGAAGACCCCTCTGTCACCTGGCTGACTTGCTGCTCGCCGTAAAGCACACTGTAAAAACGATCTGCCATTGTTCACCTCTAGTGGCCGTGTTTTTGCCACGGCCACATCGGGTTGAGGTTTACTGAACGAAGTACACTTTCACTTGAACGGCGCCGGTCCCAGTCGTCACATCGGTTGTGACCACGGTCAACGCCACATCGAGCATCGACTTGGGATCGCTGGTCATGCCAGCCGCTTCCCAAATGCGCTGACTCTGCTTGGCGATGGTATTGACCGTCGACTCTCCGATGACTTCTGCGAGGGCCACGGCTGACGCGCAATCAATGGCAGACACGAAAAAGTCTGCATCGACCACCGCCCCACCATCGGCGTTCGTCCGGTACACACCGAGATCGAACTTGCCTGCGGTCTGGGCACCGGATTGAAACTGGACGCTCAACACGATCGCGTTCGACGGAATCTGCACCAGCCGGATCACTGAGGTGATGCTCAGTGAGGCCGTGACGGAGGCCAGATACCCGACCGCGCACTTGACCGGGGCGCCTTCGCCCAAACCGGGGTTATTCAACACCCGCGGAGTGGCTTCCCGGTTCGTGATCGCCGTACTCTTCAGTGTAAGATCAACTGCCATTGGTCACCTCTTACTGTCTTGACGTTAAGGGTTTGTCCACAATTAGGCTCTGTAGCTCTCGATGCTGTAGACCTTGTTCTCTTCGAGCCGTGTCGCGCCCACCGTCAAGTAGACGTAGGACTGATACGGTTCACCCTGCAGATCGTTCCGCTTGGAGATCGAGGTTTGGATGTCGTTCCAGATGCCGAGGTGCATTCCGGACTTACACCACACGGGGACATCGACTTCGTTCGTGCCCGCCGCTTGCGCTTCGATCAACTCGCAATGCACCATCTCGATGCCGAGGAAACGATTGACCCGACCGTCCTTCAACACGGGCTTATCCATCCCGTTGAAGTCGGACGAAATCACCTGCATTTCCGTCAAGAGGTTCGCTTCATCCTTGGCGGTGAGGCCGAGGTACACTTGCTCCATATCGAAATCGACGAACTGTTGGCCCATGATCGACTTGACATCGAGCATCTTCTGGACGTTCAACCGGCTGTTGGATCCGCCGATCGCCACGTCAATTTCGTTGCCGGATGTGAAGGAGGTTGAGGTCGCACCCTGCTCGCCCGTCTTGGCGGTGCCGGTGAAGGCATCGATGATCACGCGGTCGATCTTGCGACCAGCCGCGAACACGGCGTTCTGGGTGTACATGGACTCGGGATCGGTCAAGAGACGCAGTTTGTCGAAGGTATCGATTAACTGCGGGAGATCTGAATCGGAGGGGAACACCCACCGACGATCGACGTTCACATCGACCCGGCCCATCGGCTGGAATCGACCCGTGACGTCCTGCATTTCAACGGAACCCATCTGATCGACGGGTGATGCTTGCTTACCGGTATAGTGGCCCTCAGTCACCTTGTCCCGAAGTTTGCTGCCCTTGATCTGCAGCAACAACTGGATGTTGGAACTGAACGAAATCGTGTAATGGTTGGGGATGTTGATCGACATAGAAAGCCTCTTTCAGAAACCGCAAAAGGGTTTATGACTAGGGCTTTCCTGTCGCTGGACAGGGCCCGGTAACCGACTGTTCGGCTCCGGTGTGGAGTTCCCGAAGGAAAAACTTAACTCTAGGTTACTCTCCTTAGATCATCGTGTCAAGGGGATTTCCTAGTTGACAATCACACACTCAATTTTTGCGCGCCACCCACGATCGGGACCGTCTGTTGGGTCGCGTTCAACTGGGCCACCATCGACCCCACTTGCGCGAATTTATCCGGCCCCATCACCTTGATGACCGCGATAATCCACATCGCCAGGTGCGCCTCAACCCGCTGCCCGTTGGGGAGCGTCAACCCCATCATCATGCCGAAATTGTTGTGGCTCATAGCGCCATGCTCCCCGGATAGGCGAGTGCTTCCAACTGCCGCACCTTGTCACGCGCTTGCTGCCGCACTTGCGGATCCGCGCTCGAAAACATCTGCGCGTGTTCTTTGCTGGTCTGCAGTGCCTTCAATTCCGCTTTGGCTTGATCCGCCGACATGCCCTTGAATCCGTTCCCGCCTTGCGGCTTGAATCCGGCTGGCTTGCCATCCTCGATCGCCACCTTGGACCCGATCTTGTGCAAGAGTTCCAACGTGCGCTTTGGCCCGAGCCCGCTCTTAAAGACGTCGAGGTCTTTCTCCTCGAGCCCCAACGCTTCAGCGGCCCGGTTCACGACGTCGAGGTTCTCGTCATAGCTGTCTTTCCACGCCGTCTTGAGCGCGGCCAATTCTTCGGCATTGCGCGTGGTCTGTTGCTGCGTCTGCGCCTCCTGCAGCCCTTTCACATGCGCGTTCCACGCTTCAGTGACCACGTTCACTTGATTCTGGGACAATCCCGCCTTGTGGAAAATGGGCTTGAAGGCGTTCGCCAGTTCGCCCTTATCGCCCTCTGGCAGCTTGACCACGTAGTCGTTTGCAGACTTCGGCCGGCCGAGCTTGTCATAGACCGGTTCCCACTCTTTGGGGTCGCCACTCTTCGGGATCTTGACCACCGAGTTCAGATCGCCGGTTAGCTTTTCCAAATTCCGATACGACGTAAACTGATCATTCGGGGTTTTCCAGCCACGTTCTTTGATCGTGACCAGCGCGTTGTCGTCGTAACCGATGGCTTTCCAATGGCTGTCGGCCCAGGCTTGACCCGCTTCCGGAAAGGACACGCCGGAAGCTGGAGGAGTGCCGCCGCTAGCAGGAGTAGCAGTACCAGCGGCGCCACCAGCACCACCATCACCGCCCGCAGGAACACCATCTGGACTGAAAAATAAACCCTTGCGTACCATTGCTTACTCTCCTTGGTTAGGGGGAAGTTGCTTATTGCCATAAATGGCCCAGAGTTGGTCTTCGCTTAATCGGAGGTGTTCTTGAATCCGGAGCCACACTTCGCGCCGGCCCACGAGGACGTCCGAGAGCCGGGGATCTTCGAGAAACGTCGTACTGTTCGCGCGACAAAATTTTGCCAGGTCTTCGAGGACCAAACGGCCAGATTCCGTCTTGGGATCGAGGGCCCGGAGATAGGCCAGTTGACGAAGTTTGAGAAAGCCACGGGCTTTTTCGTACCAGTTGACGACCGACTCGACGGCACTCATTTCGGTTTGGGGAGCACAGTTTTCATGACGGACGACGCGGCGGGCGCCATCTCAGCCATCGCCTGTTGCTGCGCGGCTTGGGCCCGTTGCTTGCGCTTGTTCGCAATGCCGGCTGGACTTTCCATCCACTTCGTCGGCACCGCTTGAATATCGGCCAACTCCGGAATCGCCACGTCCATGTTGAAGTTGTCGAGGGGGGAGGCGTCTCCGGTCAACTGCACATAGTTCGTACAGTATTCCATCGTCCGCAAGAACCCGGCTGCATGTTCCGCCCTTGCCATGCGAGACAAGGGGGAGTCGTACCGCACCGTATATTCCCCTTTGGCCTCTAGGAGAGCGGGGGGCATTGGTGGGACGAGTCGTTGTCTGACGAGTAAATCAATTTCGCGATCGATCATTGGCCCGAGAGATTCAGACTGCTGCCGGCCCATCGTTGGGCTCAGTAAGGCACCCTTCTCTCGGGCGCGCTCAATGACTTCGGTCGCGGTCATCTGTGGGGACTCAACAAGAATCTGGAAGAGGGTCACGAGGAACCAGTCATTGATGACGTGTTGCTCGATCGCCATGAGCTTATCCCCAATGGCAATGTTTCCTGTGGGCAACGCATGGACGAGGGGCCGGCCCTCGGCGTTCACGCCACCGGGATTGACCGCCCCTGGACGCATCGAGAACGTGTCGACAATGCCGTCATCATGAGCGAGGAGGACGGGATCGACTGTGCGGTGCCCTTGCTTGAGCACCGTCTTTTTCATTTCATTCAGGGTTTTTATGCTTGGGAGAGCAAACATCGCTGGAGAACGGCCGTAAGTCTCTCCGGGCGTGGTGACGTACCGCGAAATTGAATACGGATTTGTATGGTATCCCCCCTCTTCAACGGTACATTTTCCGGT